CCTTATTTCATCTGCTTGAATCAATTCTGAATCTCCCAAAATAGGTTCTTCGTTTTCGACTTCTAAACTAGAAATAATTTCGTTCGTAGTTGAATTTACTAAACTATCCCGATTTTTAAAAACAATATCAGGTGATAAAACTTTAGTTAGCGAGCCAGCAGATACATTTATCTCGTCAAGATTATTAGCCCTGTAGGTTACGGTAAGAGTTGTGTTTGTAGGGACTACACCAAATTTATCGCTCTTTATTAAGTTTGAAGGATCAAATGATGTATCACTGATATAGTTTCTGCCATGAGTATCTAGAACAACATCTGCCGGGTCTGCAACAACGTCAGTTGTTAAATTATCTGCCGAACCATATCCAAATTGTATAAAGCAATTGCCACTTTCATCAAATTCGGTAACAAATCTCCGTGGAACCGGTTTAACCTTCATAATATTAGGGACAACGTCTTTATCGTCATCAAAGTTTTGTTCTGCACTTAACACGACATCCTGTGTTAGGTGTTCAACCTCATGGTAGATATTTCCCTGGGTGTCCACTACATTTACTATTTCTATAACATTTGTCACGCCAAGAGGAATTCTCAAAAATCTTTCGTAGGATTCCACATCAAGATTTGTTCTTAGCATTTGACCCGAAATAACTTGTCCAAAACTTTTGACAGCATAGTGTGTTGGCACACCAGTTGTTGTATTTACTTTTGCTACCGTTAATTCATTTTCTGGTTTTGAAAAATCAACTGGTTCATTTAATGTAAAAGTCAGCCCATTATTAGCTGAGAGGAGCGACCCCTTCCTCAAAATTGGAGTATAACTTAAATCTGGGTCGCCATTTGAGGAATTTGCTGGTATGACGGCATAAAAAGCACAATTACCAACAGACGAAGCGGCTCCAGGCATTTTGAATCCCATTTGTTTTGCCACTCTTACAACATTTTTATACTCTATAGCACTATCAAGAAAACTTTCGTTTGCCTGATAATCAACATAGAACGACAGTTGGTCGCCAACATAAGCTACCATGTCCAACATCATTGCACCGAAAGAAGCTTCGTTAAAATCTTTATAAGTTGAGGCATAATAACGCTGAGCATAGTTAACCAAATCCTCTTTGATTGAGTTAAATTCTCTACTAGTATATGATATTGGCCTTTTTTTCATTATAAATCCTCAACCACTAATGACTTAATTAGTAATTTCCTCTGTAAATTCTAGTGTGTCATTCAAGTTAATTGAACTAACGCTGTATTCTATGCTAATTCGAATTTCATTGAAAGCAATTTTTTTATTGTTTTCATTAGTAAAAAATTGAATCTGCTGTAGTTCTATAAAAGGCATATACTCGTCAACTTGTTCTTGAATTGCTGTAACTATTTTCTGCTTAACACCACTGCCAACATTCTCAAACAAAAATCTTTTTAAACCAATACCAAATTCAGGTATCATAATTCTTTCACCAGGTGAAGTAAGAAGCAAATTTTTAAAATTTTGTTTTATAACTTGTCCCAAATTCTTGTTTAGACGATAAGGTCCATCAGAGGAGTCCAGAACAAGTGGCAAAGACACAGATATACCTTGTAATTTATTTGCCATATTGTTCCCTCATTATAAGTATTCTCCTACAATCATTTTAGCTACCCTCGTAGATACCTAAATGTTTTTTTAGTTTATTAACATCGGAATATTCATCCTCTAGATTAGATTTTTTTGCATACGAGACCGCTGTGTTATGAGCTAAATAATACAGGTGATTGATAGCCACTTTTTCAAGAGTATTTGAATGGCTAAACTGAGTGCCTTGGTGTGTGGATTTCCAATATTGAAGTATGTCCTGCTGTACAGTTACATATTCATACCCGCCGTTTTGGTACGGAGGTTGAAAATTGGCAGCATTTAAATAGTCTGAATCTAATCTGATAAGTCCTCCACTTATTCCCCATTGCCCTGGGTTAGGGTAGAACACCACTTTTTCAGCCTCTGTTTCGCCCCCCGGAAAGGTGCCGTAAATAATTCTAATCCTATCGTAATTCCCCACTTCTCTTTCCCCTCTTGAAAGAGCACGGAGGCGATTTTCAGCGATATACGACCTTAATTTTTGCTTGCCGGCGTCGGTTCGTGCGCCGACCGGCGCATAAACACAAACGTTTGTGCTGACATCACCAGAACTTTTGTACAGATCCAAAAGAGAGTCAACATCAAGATCCTCATTTGTAGCAATCTCGATCACTCTTTTTCTTTCGTAATAAGCTAAACAGTTTGCCTTAGCCTGATCAATCGTTCCTTCAACATCACCAGAATTTGGCCAGCTTCCGTTATTTCTGACAGCATAATCAAATGTCAAGGCTTGCTTTATCAACTCATCCTGTGTCTCAGACGGTAACGATCTGAAGTGCGGAACTAATTGTTCATACAATGGGTTCCAAAAGTCCTTTTGGCTCGTTGAATTAGCATCGTCATCCGGCTCATAGTACTGCAACTGAGCTAAGGGTATAATCACCGGCTGTCCGTTTATATCGTACTGCTGACCCCCTGATTGGTATCCGAATAGTTCATAATCTCCAGTATTGTTCCGGAACAATTGAGTTCCTAGAAGATTTTGATACTCTTGTAATTCTGCATATTTATTTTCATATAAGGTTATGGCTTTCTGAACCGCTTCATCATTATAATATGTTTCCCCGCCAACCTCTAATGGATATCCTATAAACTTATTACTAAATGCTGTTACATTTTGTGGGTTTATGGCAGTAACAAATGTATCATCAGCGTTTGCTATTCTTTTTTCTGCAAAGAAATTAAATGATGGAAGTTTTGACTGAATGTCAACAACATAATCATAATAAATAATAGTAGCAGCGTTTATCAATGGCGCAGGAATAAAATATCCAGGTCCCCATTGAGTGGTCCAAAGTCTTTCATCCCAATCTGCACCTAATGCTTCGATAGTTCTACCGAGAAGCGGGGTAACATTCTGTTCTGTATTTAGATACTCTAAAGCAAATTCCATCAAGCTTGTAAATCGGTTATCAAATGTTTGTTCTTGAAACCCTATTTGTTTAGCAGCGCCGAATTCTGATTTTGTTCCAATATTATAAAGCATTGTTTTGAAACAAAGACCGACTGTTAATTGAAATTTATCTCTAAGACTTGAAGCGCCAGAAATATCAAAAGCGACGCCAGCGTCGTTAGCTGGTCCTCCAGAAAATGTTTTATCTACATCGTCCATAGAACTCAAATAAAGATCAAAAAGTTTTTTGTCCGTCATTTCATATTCAAACTTTTGCACTAAATAGGCAGCCATGGTATCCAAAGTATCTGGTATGGACCACCCAAATGTTATGGCGGGCAAAGCAGGACCAACGTTGAAAAGAAAATTACTAATCCTGGACTGAAGTGAATCAATACAAGCGATTGCAACCCTCTCTCTTTGGAGAAGAAGACAAGGGTCGCCAACTTTTTCAAATAGTGGTTCCGACATAGCCGTGGTAAAAGCCCTTATTCTGCTACCATGCGTTACATAAAAGTGAGAAACCACATTCCTAACAGGATTTGGGTTCAGAACTGCCAATGGGAATCTAGTTGTGGCCGCTCCTGGTTGAATCCCTGAAAACAGATCGGTCACAGCGGCTGCTATTTCTGTATTGTATTCATCAAAAGAATTGCTAAAAGCTCTCATCCTTTGCACTGAATTATTATAGTAACCCTTTGTAGGGAACTTAGGAGGAGTCCCGCCTTGAACGCCTTGTGCTCCTGGGTTATTATCGGCATTTAATTGAGCCACTCCCAAAAATATGTCCTGACCTCCTTCTTCTCCTACAGGTGGTTTAAATCCTCTTAAGAAAACATTGTTGCCACGCACCTGAAACGATACGACTCCTGTGTTTGGTCGGCTCCCTATTTCCCACATTGGAATATCTATATTGACATCATCGTCCCGGTCTGTACTTGGCTGCATTGAAACGTTTGGAGTAACTGTTTCACCGCCGTAAGCCTGATCCATCAATTGATAAACCTGTGTACCCTCCAAGGAGGGTCGAGCGGGGATTCCCGCCGAACCAGCAGCCTCTGTTGCAAAACCAAGAGAATCAGCGACTGCCTCCTGGAATAGCCTTGAAAGAAAGGCAAGCTTCTCTAGTAATAATCGATAAGTTTGAGATATTGGAAGTCCTTTGTTCCATTTGTCAAAGAAAGATTTATCAAAGCCGTCGAAAGCGCCATTAAAAAGTTCGCACAAATCTAGAATTCTTGCAAGTTCTGCTTCTGTCCCATTTTTTACCTGTAGGGCGAACTGATCCATTGAAAGTGCCGAATCACCCATACCGCCCGAAGCGATATCTTTGGGGGCACAGAATGCACTTTCGGGAACCAAAGGTGAGCTAGGTAAACCATCAGGTCCCAAAGCCTCACCTATCTTTTTAAAGTACTCTCTAAGTTTGTTTTCGGTGATATCTAGTGTCGCATACTTAGTATCACTATCCCTTAGAGAGTTAGCTGACATTTTAAGTCTTATTTGGGTATTTTCATCAATGCCAATTGCTTTACCATCTTCAGTGAAACTTAAACCTGCATTTTTTGCTAAACTATTAAATGCCAAAGGGTTAAATCCTTCACCAGCAAAATCAGTATCAATCCCTCTTTCATATTCACTCTGGATTAGGAGTTGTTTTTGCGTTCTAGTCAAAAATCCATAATCAGTATCAATATTGTCCGTAGTCATATCCGATAAATCTTTGACCAGGCTAACAGGCGCATTACCCTCAAGCAGCCCCTCTACCTCAGGCTTAGTACATGCGTCAGAGACATCTTCATGAAATTGTCTCAGTTGTTCTTGTGATGGCGGACCAACTTCAACTTGACTTAGGTCATCGCCGACCAGGGTGGTGTTTTTAATATCAAGTTCTTCGCAAATTTTCAAGAGATCTACTTGACTGTCTGTGTTGTCTAAGAGAAGATTTAATCTTAATTGACCGTATGGTTGATCCAATAAAGGTGCTTCTTTTGGCTTATCTTCACTAGACTCAGGACCACAGCCTAAAAGAGCCGCAACAACATCTTTAAACACATCCAGAATCATTTGTTTTAAAAATTCAAGAATTAATTTCTCTATTTGTTTTCGCCATGGCTTCTGGGCATCTCTAGTAGGGGTCTTATAGGTTAAAAAATTAACAGTGTAAGCTTTTGAAGATCTGTCCGATTCTTTTGCGATCTCTCTGACTAAATTTTTAGCTGGACCGGGGTCATCAACTAATGGATCTAGTACAAGATTATTGAACGCTTCGCCAATAACATCAAAAATACAACTTATTTGTCGAGATACTTCCCTTTCTATTTCTCTGATCAAGCGCACTGGTACGCCGCCGTTGGCCGTAGCGTCTATAATATAAGTGTCTACATTTCTCCCATCAATCCTCAATCTCCCAAATTCAAAAACTGATTCGCCAGATAGAATTTTTTCTGGTTTTTTTAAAAATTCTGTTCCGTACTTTGACTGGGCAAGAAGTATCGCATCTTTTGATTTTATGACGGCAGCAGCAATAAGATCCTTTTTCCTTGTCTTTTGAGTTAAAAGACTGTAGATGTTAAATGCTTCTTTTAGTGCGCTGGACAAACCTGTGTCACACGACCCTATTGCTTGTGTTACTTTATTAAACAGTTCTTTTTCTGATATAAAAGATTGTTTTGCCCTTAGGGTAATCAAATCCTCTTGTGTTGGAAACATTTTTGTGTCTCCAGAATTTTCTGCCATTTTTTCAGAGGCGCTCTTTTTATTATCTCCTGCCAGTAATTTACTAACGCTATCAACTATAACAGACCCACTGCTGCCCCTAGCGTTTTTACTAGCGAACAAAGAGTTGTCATTTGGATTTGGATATGTATAGGACGGTATAAACTGTGTCCAAGGAGGGACTTCGCTCTCGCCATCAAGTGGAGATATTTCTGTAGAATAAAAAAGATACCCCATCGCAGTGCTTGAGACAGGATGAAAAACATTTTCTTTAGCGTTGTCTTTTTTCAATGTGTCCTTGTTAAGCCCCAAACCATTAACAATAAGGTGTCCATTGTGAAAAATATACTTTAACTCGAACTCTTTAGAAAATCTAAATTCTATCATATCAGTTGGATCATCTGTCAAGTCATTTAACGATATAAATTTTGGAATTAGATTCTTAATTTCCTTAAATTTTTCTAGCTCCAGTGACAAATTGAGTCCAGACAATAAGTCAGGAGTTATTCTTGATTCTGCCAAAACATCAACATATCTTTTTAGAACCGTGGATGTTTTATTCAAGGTTGGGTCTAAGTTGTTGATATCAAAAACTGCTGACTTGCTAGAATCTACATTATTAATTATTGCCCTGGCTATCTGATATGGGGATGCAGGGGATGTGTATGAAGTTTCAGGATCTCCAGGTTGATTGTTCCCACGATTATTCTCTCTATTTCCGCCCCCAGGTCCAGCATTTTTCCAATTTCCACCACGGTCTTGGTTATCAACACCGCCACGGTTGCCACGTTCTGGTGGCTGCGGGGCATCTTGAACAAAAACAAGATCTCCTGACATGTAGGGTTCCAACGAAGAAAATGGTATCGATCCACCTAAAAGCCACACAGACACATCATCCGGTGCCTCCGGACGATCTCTGTCACCGTATTGAGTCAGAAAACTAAACTGATTCATCAATTCTATTTGTATGTCAGTTGGTATGTAATCAATATCTAAAAAACTTATTATCTTGCCTAAAGATTTTGTTAAAAAAGTTTTTTTCGCCTGTTGATATGCTGATGTATCTCGCTTACTAATATCGAATGAACTTATTTTTCTTCTTCTGGTTCTAGAGGTAAAATACAGTTTTTCGTCTCTGGGATTATAATAAGCTACGGAACGAGGTTCTGATGCTGCTACATTTTTTGTCCAATCTAAAAAATTTAAACCTTCTCTCTGTTTTGTCTGTATCGCATCACTTGGTCCAAAAGCACTTTCTAGCGATTGGCCAACTAAGGCTTCATTCGGATTTAACCCAAAAGATTTTCTTATTGCTCTTTTTCTAGCATAAGAAGATTGAAACATAATGCTTGAAAGGCTTAAATATGTGTTCCCTTCGTTTACAGACTTATATGAAGCTCGATCAGTTGCAGTCAGTAATTTACTGGCTTGATTTCCACCTTCTGTCATTGAGTTGTAAATATTTTGCAATTGTTGAACCGCTTGAGCTTCAGATAGAGGGGTAAAATCAAATTCAGTTATTGGAGATGAATTTACTTTTCTCTCTTCTAATCTTATAACAACAGCGTTCTGTGGATATAGGGCTGCATATGCCATCGCATCCTTCAAAGTTATTGTCTCAAATCCTTGAAAGATAGGCCCGCCAAGGGTAAGGGCACTTCCAATGTCCGGGAATGCGCCGTAATTAATCAGCATATCATGTATGCCTTCGATCACCCACTTATTTCTCTCGTTATTATAATCATAATCTTGACCTGATCTTCCGCCTGGACTAGCAAGAGAGGTATCCGCCACAAATCCTTCTGGGTATGGGTTTATTATATGTCTTAGTCTGGGGTTAATCATTTTAGTTCGTGTTATTGTAGGGGCTATTAATAAAGCCCTCTCCTATAGGAGTATAAAAATTTGTATTATGTAAAACCATGTTTGTCTGATGAGCGGTTAAATCCCCCATCAACAAAGCAACATTGTTTAGCTGAGTTAAACACGATGCTGCCAAATCCGGCGAAGGCGACGAAGGTCCGCCAACTAGAGGAGCCGAAACATGAACATGAGTCGCCAAACCCGCAAGAAGACCAAGATAAGCATTGACCAGAGAAAAAACAATTCCATTTAAATCAGTTATCATTTCATTTTGGTCTTTCATAGCCTTGATAAGATTTTGACCAAGAACTAAAGGTTGCAACTCTTCCCCTTTATTTCCAGCTATTAGGTCAATTCCCGAAATTGTTGTAACTCTAACGCCCTGAGAGTTAAAAACATCAGTGCCTGTTACTAGCTTTATGCCCTCTCTGGCAACAACTCGAACATCGTCCGCCTTTATTGCAATAGCTGACTTAGCCCTGGATACTCCCACTTTGCCGTCGTGAAGATTGAAGTAGTCATCTATGTCGGCTTTTTGGCTAATATAAATTCTAGATGCATCAAGCTCTGGACTCTTGTTTGTACTTACTTTCTTGTTTGTGTTTGGACTTACTGAGCGAGCTAATCTACCAGACATTCCGGCAACCAGATCAATGCATCCGGCATGTGTGTTTCCTCTTCCGCCATATCCACTAGAAATACCACGGGGTCTATCTCTACCAAACAATATCATACAGTTTGAAGGTCTAAACTCTGGTAATACTATTTCGCCACCATTCGTTACGGGTGTAGGTATGGGCTCCACTATATGAGAATTAAAAATACCACTATTGTTTTTCTGGTAATCAATGATACCAGATGATTTTTCTAATAACTTTTTGTCAACACCATATTTTACATCGACACCTACTATGGCCATATTATAAGTAACTCCACATTATTCATCTTCTCTTTTGTTTGTAATATCCCTTGTTACCAAAGAAATATTCAACCTCATCCAATCTTCTTTGTTTAAAAGCTGCAAACTTCCCCGAACCATATTGCAAAAAGAAAGCATAAATATCACCATTCGACCCACCTTTATTTATTAATCTACAAAGTCGTCGTAATCTTGATACACCCATCTGATATGAAAGACTTAGCATAGCCATAACTTGATGATCACCAAGTCTAATGCCCCTATTTAAGACTTTTTTAATAACTCTTATTTCGGGCTTCAATTTTGTCCGAAGCATAATCTCTACACCCTGTTTAGGTGATATTACTGTATAATTTCCAGGCACTGTTTTGTTAGCCATGTACCCAAGTTTTTTCCATACTGATTTGGGGACTGGCTTAAGGTCGGCGGTCGATTTCAAACCTAAGATACTCGCAACAACCTGTGGTTGAGTACCCGCAAACTTACCACTCATGAGAGTTCCATATCCAATACTGTCGTATTTTACATCATAAGCTTCGAGAAGCATTGGTAAAAATCCCTCGTGGTGGCGGATCATATCAACACCATCTTGTAGCTCTTGTCCTGTAATGTCAATGTCCGAAACAAGTCCAAAATTTCCAACTTTATAAATTGTATTACATTTTTGTTTATTCTGGTTTGCGCTAGGAGCAGCAGAAGTTGGTGTTGTGGTACCTGGGTTTGCAGACCCTGCCTGAGCCTGACCCGTTGGGGCTGATGTTGTTGGTGGGTATAAAAAATCCCTACATGTTCTAAAAGTTGCCGTGGCGTTTAAACCATGTACAGAAATTGCTTGACCTTGTTTTGATTTTAGTGTCCCATTATAATA